ATCTGAATGGACTCATCATACATTTGACCCGCGGAATTAATATTTTTAAATTTAGTGATAAAACTGGACATAACTGTCCAGTTTTTTATTTGAATATATAAATAAAAAAGTTATATGGGTGGGTTCACACAAGTTAGTCAAAATAATCAATCAACATCTGATATATCTAACACATCTTCTCAGAGTAATAGTTTAGTCAAACGTGCTTGTGAAGCAATCGCTGATTTCGCAGAGTTTGAAGCAAAATACTTAGATCCTAATGATTCTTGTTTTAGAATAGCAGTTAATAAAGCTTATGTCCAACTTTTAAAAGATAAACAATCTGAAGCTCCTGAAGATGAAGTAAAAATATTAGGGATCACGCTTCCGACATTAAGGAAAACTAGAGATGACTATGATGATAAATTAAGTAATTTTAATGTTAATGGAATTCATCCTATTGCTTCAATTACAGTTCATGCGCAAAAATTGCCTACGGCACAATCTTCATTAGAAGTGTGCATGGGCCAAGCAGAAACATTAGCTAAAGTAGCAGCTGCTGCTCAAACAAATACAACAGCTAACATAACTCCTGACGGCCAACCTAATAGAGGCCCCTTTGACAAAAGATTGCAAAGATTGATGATGAATTCAACAGACGATTCGCAGGAAATAATGCCTTTGCATACTAAACATTGGGAAGCAGCTACTGTTGGTTATATCATATCAGAAACAGCTTTGAAAGAATCCTTAGCAGGTGATACAGAACAACAAGCATTGTTAGACAAAAGGAAAGCTGATGTCGAAAAAATGCGAAAAGACAATTATTACATAGGTGTTCCTGCGCTGACTAACACATATGCTATAACTAAACTTTATGGTTCAGAAGGTGGAGAATATATTGTCAACCAAAAAGGTGACAGAAGATGGTATGAAGTTGATATGGGTAACCAAAATTCTTATAATTTTGCTAGTGTCCCTTCAACTACTTCTCTTATAAACTGGGGAAATGGTGATCCTTATGGAAGAACACCTTATCATTTTTCTGATTTTGTTTTTTGCAAATATTGGAACAAAATACAAAATAATAGGATGATAACTCTTAGAAGATATGGAGCTCCTATATTAGACAATTTGAAATTTCCTGGAATGGATGGAATAACTAAAACTGGAACTTCTGCTTCAAACGGTGGATCAACTTCTGAATCAAATTCTGGAACAACTGATAGTGGTTCATCTGGAAGAATAATGTTTCCACCTATGGCTTCTGCTATTACTTACTTTGGAGAAGAAACAGGCAATTCTATCAATAAATTTTTATCATTTTCAACTGGTTTAAAATGGGATGAAGCACAAGCTAATATTTGGGAAGTCAATACACAATCAACACCTGATATAAATGCTGGCGGTGGAAAATTGTTCGGGTCTTTAACAAAATTTGCTGAGATGCTTAACGTTGCAGGAGGTTCATTTGATCCAAGAGCAATACAAAACCAAGGCAATATGCCACCTGATCCATATTTAAATGGGCCATATGAAAACAGGATACAAGGGCCTATTAACAGAATAGACAAAGTAAAGAAACGCGCGCCTGGTTTAGAATTTGAGATGTCTGGTTTGACTTTACAATTTGAATATGTCGCTAGGCCTGTTGGCGGTATAAACCCTAAAGCAGCATTATTAGACATTATGTCTAACTTTTTTGTGATAGGTTCAGCAAGCGCTGTATTTTTTGGAGGCCAACATAGATTTATGGGAAATCCTGCAACATATCCATTTATTGGTGGTGACCAAGGCATTGAACAATTATATTCTGGAAAATCTTTAGATTGGGCAAAATCTGTTGTGAAAGATTTTTCATTGAAAAGTCAATCAGCTGGTGCTGGAATTTTTGAAAGTGCTTCACAATTTTTCAATACATTGTTAAGTGGAGGAGGAATGGAAGGAATATTTGGCGCAGTAGAAGGGTTGTTTACTGGCGGCGGAGCTGCTAGTAACCTAATAGAAAATGCATTAGCTAAAAAAACAGCTGGGGAAGTTCCTTATCTTACTGGTTTAAAGGCTTTATTGACAGGCGAACCAGTAGGTGAATGGCATCTTACTATAGGAAATCCATTGAACCCTATAGCAATGATAGGAAATTTGATATGCACTGGTATTGAAGTTGAGTTTGGTGAAGAATTAGGTCCTGATGATTTTCCTACAGAAATAAAGTTTACAGTCAAACTTGACCATGGCATGGCTAGGGACAGAGATGCAATCCAATCTATATTCAATAGAGGTATGGGTCGTATATATGATTTACCTGATAATTTCTTAGGTTCTGCAGATTACCAAACAGCTGTTGATAATTATACTCAAACTAGAACACAAACTGGAACAATGCCGGACGGACGTTATGGAGTTTTAGCAACATCAGGAACTATGGGAAGAAAATTAGATGAGCCGATAATAAATGAGAACAAAATGCATAGTGATATAAGTGTATGGAGAGGAATAGACAGTAATTTCTTATCAATTTCTCCTAATGCTAGCACTGAACAACAAGCAGATAACGTATTCCGCAGTCAATACAGAGCTATAGACTGGGTTGCCCAAAAATCATTAAGATAATGTATGAAACTAGTTAAAGAAAGACAATTACCATATCTTTAAAGAAAATTCGCAATAAAATTTGAATAATTTTTATCAATAATCATTATCCATTGATATCCTTGTGATAAACACGCCTCTTTTTTTGCTTCTAAAATTAGTTTATCTTTTTTTGCTAGATAAGAATTTTTAATTTCTATAATCAAATTTAGTGAAGGAATATAAAAATCAGAAAAATAATATTTTTGTTTTTCATTACATTTGTATGTTATTCTTAGTCCCCTTTGAATATCATTAATAAAAATATTATAATATTTTTCTAAAAAATCTAGTTCATACGAACCTTGATACCAAATATTTGTATTTTTAAATCTTTTAATGTTTGGCATTCTTCACAAATAAAAAATCCTCCTTGACTCTTTTTAAATTCTTTCATAACAATAGATATATATTTAAAATATATATCATTATGTTTCTTCGAAGTATTGACCAAAAACCAAAATTTACAAGGCCTGACGGAATTGTTGTTCGCGACTTGACTGATTCTATGTTCAATCTTAGGAATAAAAATTATGTTACATATAATGTCTATCGTGTGCCACGTGATTACGTGATGCGTCCAGACCTTATTTCTAAAGTTGTATACAATAACTCTTTATATGCTGAAATGATCTTAAAATACAATGGCATATCAAACCCATTTTCTATTAATGAAGGAGACATTATATTGATACCTAACTTAGAATCTACACAAGCTAACATAAAGAAACGAGAATCAAAAACAGCAACATCTGGAGCTAACACTATAAGGAACAGTTATAAATATATCGATCCTACAAAAATTCCGAAAAAAACATCCGAACTTCAAAATTTTGATAACAGAAACATAGGCAATGTAGCAGAAACTTCAGATCAAATTGGAACTGCTGGCCTAACATCTGCACAACAAGTAAGTGTTGGTTCAGGAGCTTTACCGCCTAATATTGCAGAAGAAGGTTCGACTCAAATAACATATAGAAATGGCCGAGTATATTTCGGAGACAGCACGGCAACTTGTTTGAAAAGTGGTTCTTCGGTTAGTGAGTTTTTAGTAAATGTAATAAAAAGTAAAAGTTAAGAATGGCTGGACTAACATATACAACAACTCCTCCTGTTTCTGGAAAGCCTAAAACATCTACGGTTAACACAAAAAATCGTATATATGTAAAGCAAGCACCGACTATTTTGTTAGATGAACTTTCTATTCCTCAGTCTAAAGAATCTGGAAGTGAACAAAAACCAGAAGATGTTGTTTCAGTTGAATATCCATTAATAAAAATAAACGATTATATTTTAGGAAGAAATGAGATTGAGTCAATGACAATAGACTCAACAGAATTTTTGCCAAAAATAACATTATCAGCAACATTTTTCAATGATATCTTTGTTTCTCGTGAAATGCCTAAAGACGGAGACATAATTTCAGTTGCAATAAGGAATAAAAGTGATTTATTGAATATTATAAGGAATGATTATGTTATAACAGGAGTCGTTGCAAACCCAAAACCAACAAATATGCAAGCTCCGACTAAAATGACTTTTTTCGGTGAACTTTTTGTTCCTGGACTTAAAAGTCAAAGAACAGATATATCATTTTTAGGAACATCTATGGATGCTTTACAAAATGTTTGTTCAACATTAGGTTTAGGTTTTGCAACTAATGAAGACAATACTGATGATCTACAAGTATGGCTTAAAGCTAACACAGCTGGAGATATTTTCATCAATGATACAGTCCAAAGATCTTGGAAAGATGAACAATCTTTTTTCAATGCATGGATAGACATTTATTACAACTTGAATTTTGTCAACATAAACAAGCAATTAATGTCTCCTGAAGATTCTATAGATATGGCTGCTACTATCAATAACATCGATTCTAACTGGATATATGGCTTAGATTCTACTCAAGACAATACAGGAACTTTTCCTAAAGTATTCTCAAATTACATACAATATAGGACAACACCATTTTATATACAATCTTGGAAACCAAATAACCGTTCTTCAAACATTACATTCCAGATAGGAACAAAAATGACTTGTGAAATGTTTGAACATAACATAAATTCATACATGGATCCAGAAGCACAAAAATATTGGGCTTTGGACATTGAACCTACTTATGACAAACAGAAAACAAACAAATATATTTTATTAAGAGGTAGAGCAACATATGACCCATCTACTAACGATAAAGACTTAGCACGTGCTAATTATAATTATGTTGAGTTATACCAAAAATATCCATGGTTAGGAGTCCAATATACCGTAAGCAATGCTAACGACAGTCACGATAAATGGGACGGAAACCAGCATAAAAACTATTTAAGAGCAAGAGTGCATAACTTGATAAACAACAAAGAAATAGAAAAACTTAATGTTGAGATAGTCGTTAACGGAACAAATTTCAACATAATAAAAGGTGACAAAATTCCTATAGTTTTAGTCAAAAAAGATGCAGTAGAAAACATGCAAATAAATCCAGATGCCAATGCAAATGACATGCTAGATTTGTTTTATAGTGGGTGGTATATAGTAAAAGGATATAAAGTGCACTGGTCTAAAGGGAATGATGATTCTATCATGTCTAATTTCAGACAAGAATTCATATTGACAAGAAGAGAATGGCCTGCGCCAGTTCCAGTAACCGCAATTGAAAGTTAACAAAATGAAACTAGTCAAAGAACATATAAATTTTGAAAGAGGATTAGACCCTAGAGAGGCTATGAACATAGGAAAACATAGCATAGATAAAGATATTATCATGAATACTCATTGGGAAATTCCTTTAAATATTATTAATGATATGTTTAATATAATTAAAGTTGATCATTCATATTTACCGGATTATCCTATTCTTGTCTTAAAAACCAAAACCATTAATAAAATGCAATATTAGGCATTATCAACTGACTATCGCACTAAATAAAAGGAAACTCCTGATGAAGCTCTTAAATATTTCAAAGATTTTATTTTTAAATATCGTATTCAAACACATTACGGCTATAATTCTGGTGCAAAAATAAAAGAAAACTTTAATTTTAAGAGAGGGTTAGATCCTAAAGCTGCTATGAATACTGGTATCATGGCTGAAATCAAAAGATTTATTGAAGAAGAAACTTGTCTTGATTATGCAAACGACGATATTATCTGGATTTGCGCTAAATACGGCAAAACAAAATATGTTAAATATTTGATTGATTCTGGTTATGATATACATAAATATAACGAAAGAGCTTTATTCTGGGCATGTAAAATAGGATATATAGAAATATTCAAAATGCTTTTAGATGCGGGGGCTGATATACATATAACTAATGATGAACCATTACGAGTAGCAAGTAAAGCAGGAAATATACATATAGTCAAGTTACTTATAGACAAAGGAGCAAATGTCAATGCAATATTTGACAAACAAACTGCATTATCTGAAGCAATTAATTATGACAATTATGAGATAGTAAAAATATTGTTGGAAGCAGGGGCTGTTGTAAGTAACAGTATTATTGCATGGTGTGAACGACATGACGAAAAACAAACAGCACAAATTATTTTAAGATGGGTTGACCATGATAAACTTAAAGAATCAATTAATTTTGAAAGAGGATTAGATCCTAAAGATGCTATGGGTATTGGTTCAAAAAATTGGTGGAAAAACATAAATAGAAAATTATTTGTCGTTAAAAAAGATTTTACTCTTGACAAAGATTATGTTATTAGGGACATAAATGATGAACGAGGTAACCTTATGTTTCATAAGGGAACTGGAATAGTATTGATAAAAGCATACCCTACAAATGATTACATAATATATCATTGTTATTTAGAAGATCTAAAAAATGGAAACAGAGCTTATAATATAACAGGAAGTTATGATGATTTTGAAGAATATTTCAAACCAATAAAAGAACTTAAAGAATCTTACAATAATTTTAAACGTGGCATAGATCCTAAAAAAGCTATGAGCATAGGATATGGCGAAATAATAAAAAATTTTATGAAAGATTTTTTTGAATCAGACAAAGAAAAACTTATATTTTCAATACAATTTATTTCTTTGAAAAATGATAATATAGGTCTAGAAATAAATTGTAATGACATGTTAATGCCCAATAAAATCAAAGAATTGCATTGGGAAGAAAATACTAT